CTCCTCGTCCGCAAAGTAGTGATAGTAGCACATAGGATACGGGCCTTGCCCACGGTACGCCCGCANNATCCATTCCCGCCCCAGCCATGGTGAGATGCAGACTTTCTCGACAGATGCTATGCCAAACTGGTCCACAGGCCACCTGTCCCCAGTAGGCTGCATAACCCACAGGGTGCCGCCGGTGTGCTGGATCAGTTTGGCTACTACTTGGACTGGGTTAGCTTCGGGGTCGGGGTAGACGTCATCGCCGCCGGTAACTACGGCCAAAGCATCGGGGTCGCTTTGTACGATAAGGCGGCACAGGTAATTGACTGACTCACCGTAAGACTGGTAAACCCGATGGACGCAATAATCCGCATTCAGACACGGCGCGCCCAAGTCGCGCTGAACTGCTACGCGATAGCCCATGCGCCGCCATTGGTCAATTACAGGTTGCGCCTTATCCGCAGGCCGCGCAGACGGTATGGCGTACCAGACACTCATACTAGCCTGGGATTGTCGTGCAGACCAACGGTAAACGACGGCTGCACGCGGTCGGCGTCCTGCTCAACAATTTGCTTGTCGGACTGCGAAATGCCGCCGGCAACGGGCATGGCCACCTCCGCAGCCTTTACATACAAGCGGCGCGCTAGGCGCTCATAGTGCTCCTGGCGCTGGGCATAGTTGTAACTTAGATCACCCACCGACTTGGAACACAGCCTAGCGTACTTGGCAGCAATGGCTTCGGCGGCACTTGCCGCAGCCAAATACGCAGAGCCATTAGCTTGACTGAGGAGGAACTGGATTTCCTCATCGGAAAGCTGCTGGTCATCAAAGTCGGTATCGCCTACCAAGAACCGCACGGCATCAATAGAGCTGTTGGTAGGATCGCCGGAGTAGCTCCAACTCATCGTCGTTCTCCAAGGATCGGAACAGTCGTTCTGGCGGTACCTTAGGGAAAGCATCAATGCGGCTGATTGGGCTGGCATTTACCACGGTGATGCCTTTGGCCCGCAGCTGCGCAGTAGTGCTGCGGAAATTCGCCGCCCACTGATCAAGTATGTCTTGGTCCCAAGAGCCGGAAGGTTCGTCATCGTACCAGTGGCAACGGCCATCAATAGTGCAATAATCGTAGCCCAACAGCACGATAAACTTAGCCCCCTTAAGGTAGGCCAAATTCAACGCACCGTAGCCACTGGTACCGCCATTGTGGATCGTTTGTGGATCATCACTAAGACCGATGGCTTCCACGCGTTCCATGTAGGTTACGCTTGGAATGTCGCGCGGTATGTGCGCAGGCGCAGCTAAGTACCGCTCGCCCTTAAAAGCGGCAACAAAGTCGCGCCTGCGCACAATCCAATCTGGGTCAAGGCTGAACAATGCCGTCGCCCATGGTACATGGACACCGACATCATTAATAGCGATAGTGGTCCTATTGGTCAGCAAGTCCAAAGGCATTCCACGGAGCGAAGGGCCGCCGCCAATAAGGAACACACTATCCCAGCAAGTGTTTGCGGATTCGCTGCCTGAGTTGGTCGGCATCGCCATCTGTAGCAAGCCCGTAAAGCTTGCACGTCTCTGCTAGCGATTCGGCGTCCATTGCCTGCAGGTCCGCATCCAGCCTAGCGGCCTTTTCCAGCTGCTCAGCATCTACGAACTCGGCAAAGCCGTTGCGAACCAACAGGTCAATGAACTGTTCGGTCCGGTTAGTAAACTGGTCGGGTAAGGGTTGGCCCGGACCGACCATTTGCCCATCCAGGAGCATAGGCCGCCGGGCCACCACCACTTTAACGGTCGCCATTGCTACCCCACAAATTAGCTAACCGCGCCGTTGAAGAACGCCCCAAGGTCGGCGCTAATGACCTTCATGTCGAAGGCCATTTCGATCTCGATGCGGTCGGCAGCCAGGTGTTCCATGCGGAATCGCTTAATCCGCTGGCCATCCGGGCCTGCACCAAGGTACCCTGTCCAAGCAAACGTGTACCCAGCCGAGGGCGTCATAATCCCAGGAGCTGGGGGCACATAAGCCAGCAGGGCATGCTTGCCGCCAATAAAGGCGCTAGTGCGCGTAGAAGCGCCCAGCTTGGAGGTAGTTTCAATGGCCTTCATCACGTAAACACGGTCAACTTCCAGCAAGGCAGCCAAGGCATCCAAGTTCACCTTGGCCGGCTGGCCGGGAGTTTGGCCGTATTTTACGCGATCAACAAAGGCCGGATGCTCGGTAAGTGCGTCGGCCACGGCCCGCCCCAACACCAGAACGTTAGGTTCAAAACCTGTACGTTCTAGGATGGCACGCTTGGCTGTCTTAATGTCGTAAATGGGCACGGAGTTAGCATTATCCCAGCGCAGGAACTGGCCCGACCCAGGCGAGCTTGTAACGCCTGTGTACTCCGTAGCCCATACGCCAGTGGTAAAGAACTTACTGGCCCAGTACTTTTCCCGGCGGATCAGAGCCTTTTGTGTAACAAAGATCACCGTGTCGCGCTCGAGGTCCAACGGTTCGTCCGCATTGGCCCGGACCACGTCGGGAATGTCATGGTGCAAGGCCCACACGCTGCAGTAGTAAGTGTTGCTGGCATTAATGGTCCAGCCGCTGCCTTCGCTTTCCGTACCAGGAGCACGGATCTTCATTTCATCCGTGGTCCACGGCGCAATGTCGTAGCTCCAGTAGGCATCGGACTGCTTTTGCACCGGGATAATCGGAAAGACTTTGGTCGCAATAAACGCATCCTGCGACTGGACAAACGCAACACTAATGTTGGTCAAAGGTCGGTTAACATGAACATCGCCTTCAGTCGGCCACATACTCACCTCCCATTAGTTAGGCGCTTTCACGCCACGACGGCGGAACAAGATTGTCACGTACTGGTTCGCGCCGGTCGAAGCTTCAAGCGCTTTGCCCAAATAGTACGTATTGGACGAGGCAGCGACTGCCCTGCCACTAGAGTCGGACGCAATCAAAGCACCCACATTGAATGCGCCGCCCGTCTTGATGATTGTAATACCCTCACCAATCATCACAGTGGCGGCCTGCCCAGCGGCAGAAGGGTTATTCTGCAGAACGCCATCGGCATCAGCCCCAGCAGTGGCAGTAGTCACAGTACCATCGCTGCCAATCACCACAAAGCAGTACTGGCTGCCGGACAGGTTCCCGCCTGCCGGCAGGGTAATGGTTTTGCTCAGATTCTCGGTAGGCATAGTTCACCTCCTACTTACACAGTGCCGTAGCGGCGCTGCTCGTCCAAGTAGCGCCGGTACAGATCGGGCCTGGACTGCAGCACTTTATCCACGGCAGCTTCAAAGCTAAGCTTGTGCTCAGCCTTTTCCACAAGCTGGCTAGCCAGGGCACAAATCTGGTCCCAAGCCGTGTTACCACCAGTGCCAGTACTGTCGCGCCCAACGGGCTTAAGGGAGCCGGCCACGCGCAAATTCTCGTCCGCAGCCTTAAGCACTTGCTCCAACTTCTGGAAGGCTTCGGGAGCGGACTCGGAAATTTGCTTCAAGACGGGGCCGAACTCATCAGGATTAATGGGCAGGTGGGTATACTGCTTGGCCCTTTCCACAAACTCCAAGACCTTACGCCGGTCTTGTTCGGCCTTAAGCACGGCTTCCAGTTCCTGCGCCTTGCGCACCGCCTCCTCGTGCTCCTTGAAGATCACTTCCAAGGTCGGGCGCAGTTCGTCAGGTACGGCAGAAAGGTCAAAGGTCCCGTCGGCCTTCTTGACTGGAGCTGGGTATTTCTTGCCGGCCTTTTCTGTTTCTTCCTCCTTGCCGAGGGCCTTTTTCTTACCCTTCTTATCGGGTTCACCATATGCGCCGTATTCTCCGTCTCCGCCTTGCTCCTCCTGCTTGGCCTTAGCCTTTTCGGTAGGAGCCGGAGCATAACCATAACCGGCCAGACTGGCCAGTGTGTTCAAGATGTCCTTAGGCAGTTCATCCTTGAAAGCATTCAGGATTCGGAGCGCACCCTTGACGGCGTTGATAGCCTTCTCGCTAAGACCTTGGCTCTTCAACACCTCATTGATGCGCTCTTCATCCTGCAGCTCGGCATCAAGGATGGTCTGCAACAACTCGTTGTTCTCCATAGATACCTCCTGCTTTACGACTAGAAAACGTTTGCGGTTTGCTCCCTTGGGCACAAGGGAGACTTCGCCAACCTTAAGGTCAAGTAACTGATTCGGCATTTGTCGGTCTCCTTACGGCGACCCCGCCTATGGAAAAGCTTGTGTACTTGCCTTCCTTAACAGCTTTCCAAAGCTCGGGGTCCTTAATGTGGACACCTAAAAGCCACGACCCCCGTTTGATCTGCTCGCCATTAATGGCAAAATCAACTGGGGTAACAAAACTGTCTACTACTTCGGCATCGGCACGTTCACGGTGGTCCTTGCCTACAACGCGGGATTCCACCATAAACTGGTGGGCAGCCCGTTCGATTTCCTCGGCACTGACAATGTCGCCCTGCGTGTCAACGGTATCTGGCTCCAGAACTACACCAAGCACATACTGCTTTTCTTGGTCAGCCTTCAACAGGCGCATGCCATAGGACTTTTCAGCAAGGTCTATGCGACGGAACTTGTCGCCATCACGCCAAAACAGGTAGCGCTGGCGCTTTTGCTTAAGCTCGGCAATAACATCATCCAAATTGTGGGTTTCAGCATAGGGGCGCTGATCCTGCGGCTTGGAAATTAGCCACACCCTACGCCCACCGCTCACTGGAGCATACTGGAGCAAGTAGCGACCTTTAAGCTTGTCGCCGTGGAAGAACACCTCGATGGCATGTTCGCGAGCCATGC